AAAAAATTCACATCTAGACAAGATGGGTTTTTGGACAACGGTAATGTCGTAATCAAAACAATCCCAAAGCTGTAGCACATCAAGCGGAAGAATCTCGCCGTGCGGTATTTTCCAAACAAACGCCGATATAGGAAGTTTGTCATATAGCGCTCCATAATCAGTTAAGAGTGTTTCGAAATAAAGAGCTTTGTGCATTGTGCTTTTAACACTAATCCAGATTCCTGGAGTATATTCACCGTGCCCCTTCTCTAAATCATACAAGTATTCTTTTCGTACATAAACATTAACAGGTGGCAAAGGGTGAACTAAGAAAGCCATTTATTGTCTCCATTATCTTTCCTCAAATAAAACATTATCGACGTATCGATTTTTATCGGCTTTTGATATGCCCATAGCTTCAATAGATCTGTGCAAGTGAGGATTCATTTTTTGGTTCTTGCAGTATTTGTTTAGCGCTGGTAAAGTATCTCGATGTGATGCAAACGCGTTAGCTTCTAAGTTTTCTAAATAGTGTTCTAGAAGTTGTGAAGTTACATCTATAAACTGATCTAATTCTTCGTCGGTGTTTATGTTACCAACGGCGATCATGTTTTCTGAAAATATTTCTTGCGCCCAAGGTGGAAGTTCTCTTTGTTTGTTCCACTCCAATCCTTCTACTGTTCGAGCCATAAAATCTAAGTAAGGGTGCGGAACTCCATGTAAAGGACTATAGTCCATAAAAGATCCGGTGATCTTTCTTGGCCCCGCTACAATATCAAATCCTAAGATAGGTAGTTCAATGTATCTCTCTGGGAACACGTTAACGTGCATCAACCAGAGGCCCTTGCCATCTTCAGGAATGATTGTTTTTAGATGAGCTTTATACACTTCATCGGAATGCCAAAAGGTATCGGTCCAACCTTTGAAGTGCATATCTTCGGTGTAACTAGGATTGTCCCAGCGCTCGAAGTGCTCATCAAATTGATTAAATATAAAATCAGAGTACTGATTAAGTCTCTTCCATAGTGGATGCGTCATGTTTTGTCAGTGTCCAAGTTCCGTCCTCGTTATCAATCCAAGCAAGGCTGTCACCTGGTTCCCATCCTAATTTTTCTAGAAGATCGTCTGTGAATTGTAAGTAAAGATCCCCGGATTGGGGATCTTCGTGAACAGTTAAAGTTTCCATTATTTACGCTTTCTTGCTCTACGTGCTTTTGCAAATGTATTGATTAGCCTAGTTTCACGAACCTCTTTCAGAGATCGTCGTCGCTTTCTAGCAGCTTCACTCTTACCCATTCGAAACTGCCGGGTAAGTGATTTAGTGGATACTTCTTCGAATGCAACATCTCTATGCATAAGATACCTCCCATATTGGCTTATTAACAATTACATTATATCAAGATATGGGTAAATGTCAACTAATTTCTTCAGACAACTCATCAAATAGTTCTGATGCGAAGTCAAAACAGATCTTAGCTTCATCTGCCATATCATCATGCAAGAGTTTGCGGAATTCCTCAATAAGGATCTTAGTATCTCCTTCAAACTCATACATCTTGCCTGAGCCAGGCACTTTCTTTTTGATGATCTGGCCGCCATGTAGTTCACCAAAATGTCTTACGTACATATGAGCTAACAGTCTGTCGTTAGCATCCCACTCCGCAAGTGCATGTATATGACTGGTGTACTTCTCTACAGAAGGCGGATAGTTACCATCGGGCTCTAATCCATATTCGTTTTCAAGCTCACGAATATCAGTCCAAATGCGATTGGACCTTTTAATTGGTTGTAAATTTGGGGGAATGATTACTTTAGATTCCAGTGCTTCATAGTTTAAGTACTGGCAACATAAAAATTTGTGATAGAGTTTAGGCTCAATTTTGCCGCTAATAAGATGTTTAGCGAACTTACGCCGTTCAGCAGATTGGTGGTGAGCCCATGTAAGCTCTTTCAATTTTAGTGACATTATAAGCCTCCGCTGATGAAAGTTTTCATTTTTATTTATAATGACCAAAGGGGCCCCGAAAGGCCCCTCTACTAAGTTTTTTCTGCAAGTTTATCTCAGCTTAGAAGCTGAACGAAACAGATGCAGTAGGTGTCAATTCTTCGCTGTCTAGGTTGTATGACGCTCCTGCTTCGAGCTCAAGCCCGATGAAGGCGTAAGTGTAAGAACCACCTACGTTTTGAAGCATTTCATCCTGATCGCCGTTTACGAATACTGTAGCACCGTAAGCGCCAGCATCTACTTCAAAACCAATATCTTCTGATCCTGAGTCATACGTAACTGCAGCACCAAGACCGATATTGTCGTTCAACAGATAATCAGTGCGAGAACCAATCGCAAAGTTTTCAGTATCCATGTTGTATGAACCTGCGGCCTGTAGATTAATAAGACCAATATTCATTTGATACATACCGGCTACTGTTTCGATTTCTGTTACATCTGCTTCGATATCTTTCCAACCAATACCCATTTGTGCTCCAAGAGCTTTAACTACAATAGATTCTTTCATGGCTGGATCTGCCAATGTTGAACCGTCTTCTGAGTCGATCCAAACATTACCTTGATCTCCGAATGAGATCATTGCATCTCCATTTACCACTGTACCAATTTGCCATTCATCAAGAGTAATATCACCGTCTGTATTCATGTCCAAATCAATAGCAGCAAATGCAGGTACTGCTGTACCCATTGATGCGATACCTAGGTCGAAGGATGTTGTTGCACCCCAGTTGCCTGCTGCGTTTTCTGCAATCTCAGTTGTAATTTCCCCGCCAACGTCTGCGGCCATTGCTGAGCCTGCTGTGCAGACCAATGCTGTTGTAATTAGTAGTTTATTAAACATCCTGTCCCTTTCTTATTTTTACTACGTACTAGAAATAATATGCCACATTTTCTGTTGCTAGGTAAGTGGCCAACCCCCTGTGTTATGCAGCTAGTGCGTAACCAGATGGTGCAAAGTTATCGTTTGCATTTAGTTTGTTTGACCGAATAACGTAGGTCAACACGGTGAACTCCACTTAACTATTCCGTTCGTCGATCCTAATTCGCCCCCATCAAAGATACACTATAGCTTTTTCCCCTAACGAACATTGCCTAGGATTGTCTAGCGAGCCAGCCACGGCTGTTTTGTTAATAGTGTATCTATGGTGGAGGCGTCGGGAATCGCACCCGAGTCCGATCCGTCTTTATCTTGTTTCAACGTCCACTTTTTATATATAACACAAAAGGAGTTGAATGTCAACCCCTTCTGTAAAATTTTTTTACTTGACAAAAATGTCACACTGGATTGATAATGTAATGTACCATTAGTACAAGAGCAACTGAAGCTCCAAGTCCTACCATCATCTTTCCAAAGTCTTTCGCTACAAGAGGAAATACAGATTTTGTTTTCTTCTTACCAAAGTATGTAGCCATCGCAAGTTCACGACCTGCTAGCAAACCAACGAATACCCAAGTTGTACTCATAGGAATATCGTTTAGCTCTTTAAAGAAGTATAAACACAACCAATAGAATAAGTCAATCAACGTAGCTGAACGAACATATCTTGTGTTATGTTTTTCCAAAACGATTTGTTGGATCTTACCACCACGTTCTCTAAACATAAAGAACAAACCACCGACAAATACAAATGAGATCAAAATCATAAGATCTACAGGTACTTGACGCGGGAGGAATACCGCAATGTTTGCCATGTCATGTGACAACCAAGTCCACCACAATCCGCCAGTAGCAACCCACTGAGCAATCCGCCAAAAACGTTTATTATCTTCACTTACTGGCTGAGTTTCATCAAACCATTTATGAGCAAACTTATTAATGGCAAACCATACTGCGTAAGCAAATAAGGCTGCTACGCCATAACCCATAATAGATTTCATCAACATTTTTTCCAACACAAAGGTTGAAGCAAATACTGATAGAACTAAGAATGATGTTGAAACTGGTACACCAATTCGTGTTAAAGCAACAAGAATAGCTGGTGCTGCGGCGTGGTACCATTGTACTTCTTGCCACGGGATCTTATTCAAACGGCCATAACTAATGTCGCCACCATTAACACTCCAACCGTACCAGAGTGTTGCTAGAAGAACAGCAGAAGCCGCTGCCCATAGTACTTTATAGTTAAATCTCTCATTGTTAGATGCCATCCACGTGCCGAGAGTTTGCACTGAATCGTTCGCTATAACCGCATATGCAGCAAGCAGGAAGCCGACAAGGCTCCACAATGTGAGTAGTTCCATTAAACTTCTCCTTCTTGTTTGACGGATTTACCCCGTCGCTCACATAAAAAAGGCAGAGCTTTACCCTCTGCCTATAATATTTATTAATGCATTGATTACGTAAATTCTACCACTCTTTTTTGTTTCCGGATTCTTCATTATCATCATAACCAGCATAATATGCTTCTATTTCTTCAGCGGTCATATCAGCCATTTCAACTCTGTCAGATTGATATGTTGCACCTTTATAATAGTGAGGATTTAATCCACGGCCATAGTAGCTGTCTGCAGAACCACGATCGAATGGACCCCCGTGTCTTTCATCATATTTCATATTACTTCTCCGATGCTGGAATTGGATTTGCTTTTAAAGCTTTGAAAAGAGAGAGGGGAATGACGCCCAAGCCAAGTTCACGACGAGGCTTGCAGTAATCTTCGTATGTGGCGTATTCTTCAGCGCGCGGAAGAAGTCCGTCAAGTGTGGCGTATTCTTCAGCGGTAAGTAGCTTTTCCATAATTACGCCTCCATACCTAGAAAATCTTTTTTCAAGATTTCGATACGCTCAAGGTTTAGATTACCTTCGAACTCGTCAGCTAATACATCAAAACAAGCGTCAATGTATTCTGAGTTGTAGAACATACGAAGACCTTGATACATGTCAGACTCAACAAAGTTCCAGAAGTCAGTTGTACCAACACCAGGACGTGTATTGAATTCGTCTGCAACCGCCGCGTTAAAGCATTCGATTACGTCGTTTTTGATCATTGAACCGTTTGGTAGTAGCATTTTGATTTCCTTTGTTTTTCCTTATATTAATAATATAGTACTTTTGCAGGGCAATGTCAACCCTTTTTTCAAATAAAATGAAAAAACGTTTGTAATGAAATCAATGGCTTATAAAAAAGTTGAAAAAAAAATCAATCGTATCCTAGGACAGCGACTGATTCTAACTCTTTTGATAGTTGTTCTGCTTCTCTAGCCTTCCAGGCTTGTTCAAATCCAATTTCATGAACATAGTTTTCGTTGTTTCCCCATAATCGCTTTATGTATGAATTATAGGTAGCTTCGACGTCTCTGTCGGACCAGGATGGATCTATAAGTTTACCTTTAACGATCCAATTCATTCGGTTGGCTTCTTTACGTACAAATGGACTGCACATGGTGGGACCTCCTTTTGCAATGTGGCATAACAATGTAACCGTATTTATACAGAAGGTTTATAAATGTTACCGCTAACAAAAAATGATAACGGTAACATTTTCACTTTTTTTACCAGCCACCTTCGGGTTTTGGCTGAGGAATAACATCCAAAGCTTTTTCAAAATCGCCGTGGTTGCCTTCGTGAGTTGGTGGTGTCCATCCACTTGGCTTTAAAAGATCTGGAAGCCCAAACGGGTTAGGGCGGCCCGGCTTAACTCCAGGCTTTTTAGACATATTAGCACTATAGACACGATCCCAAGCGTCATTAGCATCAACACCGAATACGTCGAGAGTGCCAATAGCAAAAACACAAAGATCAATAAGACCGTCAACGATTTCTTCAGCATCTCCATTATTGATTGCAGTAAGAGTTTCACTCAATTCCTCCTGACACATTAAAGCACGGAACATAAGATACTTACGCATCAGTTCCTTGTTATCTTTATTTGCTTCAAACCAATCACGCACACCAAATTTGTTATGCATCATGTAAATATCATTTGCCCAATCAGACATCTAAATCACTCCATTTTTTAAGTTTTTCACGTTTATTCTTAGCGGCTTCTTTAACTTTATCCAAGTCGATTATATCATATTTTGCTAGAATGTCAAACATACATCCTAGATCTCCAATTTCTGTTTCAAGTTTTTCTTTATTCCCTTGTATGCCATATCGCTGTATTTTAGCGCATTCTTTAATTACTTCTGCACACTCTTCCATTGTAATGGTAAGCACTTCAAGTTTTTCCCTATTTGCTATCATCATTTTCTATATTTCCCTTTAAGTGTGCGATCATATCTTTAATGCGCAGTCGTTCTTTTTTAGCTTTAGTAACGTATTTGTCAGGTGCTCGTTCAGCTTCCAAGGCTTCTACGACTGTGTTTTGATAACGCCATGCGGCTTCAAGTTGGGCAAGTCTTTGTTGATTCATGCGAAAAAATCCTCTATTGTGTTTGTCTTCTCAGCAGACCATCCAAGAGCTTCAAGAATAGACTCAAGAGGACTGAGGAAGACTTTATTGAATTGAGTTTCATAATCCACGTACGGTTTGAGATTGAATTCATTAGGTAGAACCGCTGGGAACGATATGATATTTTCTTTGATTGGATTCGGTACTTTGAGATATACAAATTTAATCTTATCACCTGACGTAATCGATTCATAACGATTCGACAGACCATTTTCTTTGAGATACTTATTGTAGAGGATGCAACCACGAACATGCATTGGGCAACCTTTCTTGTAAGTACCACGAACTGTATACTTCTCGATGTTATCAGTACCTGAGTTACGACCAACATCTTCTGGTGGAAGATTAAAGAACTCAGATTTGAATTGAGCAATGAATTGCTGGATTGCTTCTTCGCCTTCATTCATGATAACCTTGAAAGATTCTTTGAGTTTATCACGGCAGACTTCCGGTGTTGATGATCTTACAGATTCAAGGCCGGTTACAGAGATTTTTGGAGTTTCGTAATGAACACCTTCTGAGTTAAGAGTATTCATAATGTATCGCTTCTTAGCAATGAATACAGATTTATCAGTAATCTTTTCACGTTTCATTACCATAGCTTGGCGATATGCACCCATCTTAGAAGCAAGATCTTTGTAACCGTTTTCGATTACTTCTTCAATCTTCATCTTACAGATCTTATCGAGGAATTCCTCACCTTTATTACGATCGATGTCAACAGTACCAAATGAAGCTTTAACAAGAGGACCAAAATCAACATAGATACTGTCGGTATCGATATAGATGATATAGTCTTTACCGTCAGTCTTGAGAATCTTGTTAAGATACTCGTTCACGGACTTTTGAGCATATCGAATTGAAAGCTGACCAGATGTTGTAATAGCTTCAGCCATATCGTTAATATAGTAAAGGAAGTAGATGTTAGCAGTGGCGCCATAAAGAGAGTTCATAGCAATTTTGATAGCCATCTGGTTGTTATGAAGCTGTGTCTGCTGAGATTGAAGTTGTCGTTTTTTAGCAGGATCGGTTTCATTCTCAATAGCTTGTTCTACTGCAAGCATTTCTTTCTTGATACCAGAACGACGATTATAATATTCATCAATGATCTCAGGAATGATGCCGAGTTTGTCTTTACGGAAACATGCGCCGTTTGCACATACTGCATAATCAGTTTTGTTTTGATATGAGCCGTCGAGTACCATTTCTTGAGATACATATTCACGTTCACCTTCAACATAGGTTTCAGGAGATAGATTATATTGTAGCATCAGGTGTGGATACAGAGAGTTCAAATCAAACGATACAACCCAAGGATGCATGCCGACTTTTGGATCTTTAACATAACCACCGACAAGTTCACCAGCTCGCTCGCCGGGTCCACCTTTAAGATGTGGAACAATTTTGTCTTTCATCAAACGGCGATATATTGTTGTTTCCCAAATTCCTACTGTACCAAATGCATCACTGAAGTTAACCCCACCGCCATAAGCAACAGTAAGTACAAGCGAAAGAAGTCCAGATTCATCTTCCATTCTTTGAATGAGCTGAGTATCTTTGAGGTTGTAGTCGAGATATAGTTGTGGATTTTGTTCATAAAGAGCGTTAAGATTTCCATATTCAGAGTAGTCCAATTTCTTCTCGCCGAGTACTACATGGGCGATATGATCGAGTTTGTAAGATTCTTGTGGACCGTACTTATAGCCAAACTTCTTGAAAGCATCCATATAGTCAATGATGGTCAGGCCAGATATGATATATGATTTCTGTTCTTTACCAAATTTGTTGATCGAGTGTGATGAGATACGACCCCAAGGCGAAAGCTTCTTAGCCTTTTCTTCACCCATAAGTCGAATGATACGAGTGACAATATATTGAATGTCGAAGTACTCAACGTTCCAACCCGTAACAACTTCAGGATATTCCATCTGCCAGATTTGAATAAATCTTTCAAGCAGTGCCACCTCGGTATCAAACTTCATAAACGAGATGTCGTCTGGATCGATACCTGTAATTGTTTTTGTCTTGTCGAAATCTTTACGACCGAGAAGATGATATGTACTAGACTTAGAAGATTTGTATGCAATCGAAGTGATTTCTTTGTCAGCGGCATTGATGTCTGCATATCCATTCGAGATATCAACCTCGATGTCAAAAGAACAGATGTTGATCTTAGAC